GTCTTCAAAGTGTTTTATGAGACGTTTAATGTGCCATTTTCTATAAGGTACCGGGAGTGATCGGATGTCACTGTATGACATGCCCAGATGCATCTGTAGGGCGAAACACTCTTCGAGGAAGAGCTCTCTCCACTCACTCCCGTGGCCAAAAAAACTCCGTGGTGACGGGAAGAGAAACCTTAGTCTCCTCGCCACATTCTGTACATGTCATCCATGTAGCCATATCAATACCAGGCTCTATGTCTTCCATGTACTTTCTCAATTTTCTAGAGTCCAGTGCAGGCATATTCTGTATGAACTTTCTTATCTTGTTTTTATCACTTATGCCATCGACAGACTGTATTGAGTAGAGAAGCTTGCTAGTTACATTTGTGCCAACCACATCATCAGGAAACATCTTTCTCTTTCTTTCGCTTATTGTATCAATCTCGTGTTGATCATGTCCTGTCAAAAGCTTGAAGCCTACTTTCTTTTTTGTAACAGGCAATGTGTATTCAAAAAGATTTACTCCCAGCGTCACTGGCTCTACTTTTAACCTCTTGATCTCAAGATTTCCAAGATTAAATATCTGGGTATTTCTTGCATCGCAAGCTTTACAGTTTGCAGAAGCATGATAGTCAGTACCATATCCCGTAACCCTTATTGCAATCATTAGAGCATTTCTATCACCGCTCAGAAGATCTTGTGGATTTATCGACTTATTTATAACACAAGATTTGATTAAATAGTTTAAAACCTCACCCTTCTGTATAAGAGCTCTAGAGGCCAATATATCTTCCTCACTTGCTGTCATAGCTTTTATTTCAATAGTCTCCTTTCGATAAAGCGGACTATCTTCTGGATATATCTTTCCCTGTGAAGGAATTGGAACACTTTCAACAGGTACTTGCCAGCTAAAATCATCTTTCATAACGTCCTCCATGGGAACGTTAGGATGACTTTGTTGTGCAGCAGAAAATATCTCATTTCTTTTAGATCTTTCAGACACTTTTACTCTCTCCTTTGCTATAGATTAAGTCTATTATCAATTAACTAAAAGTAAAAATAAAAAAGGACCTCATCGAGGTCCCGTTGTAATTCAAAATTGTTAATTTAGAACTGGAGAACTGCGTTATCAAAGCGCATTGTGATGTTAACCTGCATGAGTGCATCACTACCGTAATCCAAACCTTGAAAATCTGCACTTTCAAGAAATGCACCCTTTATATCCCAAAGTTCAACAACTGTTCCAACAGGATCCAGAAGCTTAAGCTGACAGTCTCTTTTGTAAAAATCAGCGTATCCCATTCTACCAGAAACAGTCTCATGATGAGTTCTAATCCACTCCATGACCTGCTGTGCAGCTGAGGGTGCTATGGGATCATGTAGCTGTAGTGCCATCGTTCCAAATTTGAAACGATTTGCAAGGTACCTAAAAGAATTGATAAACGGTATTTCTGTGTTACCGCCCGTGTATGTTGGTCGTGCAGCATTTTTAACAAGAAAAGCATCTATTCCCTCGATCGCGAAGACCCACCGGTGCTGTCTCTTCGGTTCAAATTTATTTGGTAGCATGTCTGCAACTGAAAGTGTTTCTGCCATTTGTTTCTCCTAGCCTCCTTATTAAATATACAGTGCGTAAAGTTTCTTCACTAGATATCTGCGCCTGCATTTGTCACGACGAAATCTAATGAAATAAACTCCGCTGTTCTTGTTGGTTGGAGGAATATCTTTCCTCTTAGTGTGTTATTTTCAACATCTGCTTGTGTAGTTGTAGTTGTATCTATTACAACCTTGTATCTATCAACTCCGCTTTGCTCCTGTACGTTTTGCATGATAGGATTAACTAATGCATTAAACTTATCAAGAGTTTCTTGTCTGTTAGGCTCAAACAGAAGCCTATTTGCAACATTTCTAATCTGTCTTCTAACGTTTATAAGAAGTCTTCTAACATTTACCCTGTCAAGTGAGGATGGCATTGCTAACAGAGTTTTCTGTCCGAATACCATAACCGCTGTGCCCGGAAATGAAGTAAGCGGATTAATATCTGCGTCATAAAGATCATCCATGTTATTTCTATTAAGACTGGTGGAAGCAGAGGTTACACTAGATAGTGAACCCCTTGTAAATCCTGCAGGTGCAAACCACGGGTGACCAATTGCATCATTAAGTGAGAATGCTCCCATAACAGCAACAGACGGTGGCACCCTTACGCTTGTCCTTGTAGTTGGATCCTGTACCACTACATCTGGGAAGTAAGCAGCAGCAAAAGAAGTGTCTAGTGCTCTATTTTTAAATGATGCAACAGTGTTTGCTACGTGTGAGGGCTGGTCTGCAGAAGAAGTAACGATCGAATTAAGTGCATCTCTCTCTTCAATATCCATTATGTACATTGCATCAAATCTATTTTCAACAGTGCTTATTGCATAGTCGGATATAGAGCTATGCCTCATTCCCGGAATTGATAGCAATTTTATGTCAACATCTGATGTTGAGCCCATAACGTCTGTAGCTTTTCTAAATGAGGCAACTGTTGAGCCCTTTGTACCACCCTGGTTGGTGCTATCAGTCATCTCTCTTAGAGCAGAATTGTTTGTTAGCTCATATTGGTCCTTATTAAAGATGTTTGTTCCGTCAAAGCCCCCACCCATATAGAAAGTAAACTTAGCAAACTTTTTATTTGTGAACCTAGACAAATCGTTTACGCTAAATGCCCTAGTCTTTGCAGAAACATCAGCAACAATTCCACCCTCTCTAACGTAAGATGCGCTCATCCAGTAGTCTGGATCAGCGAGACCATCAGAGCCGGTTCTAACTCTAACTCTCCCAAGAGTGAACCTGTTGTTGTCAAACCTATCACTATCAAGCACAGCTCCGGATGCCTTGTCTGCAACGCCTTGATTATCACCCACTGACACGTTAAGTGCGCCTAATTGATAATTTGAAAAGTATTTTGTAAGAGTAAAGAAAGTATTATCAAATAGATCTGGACGATTAGGTTCGTTAACATCAGTAGCTCTGGAAGTTTGAATTCCCCAGTAAAATTGTGCTGATGACCTCTTGTTCTCTCCAGTAGCAAGCGATACTGTCTGCCTATACGGTATAGGCGGCTGTATGACATTTGCACCGTTCCAGTCTCCGTTGCCAGTATTATATTGATTAGATGCAAACCCAATATCAGATAGTGCCAGTATTCCAGAGCCTGATGTTACAAGGTGAGAAGGTCCTCTAAACCCGAACGGTAAAGCTTCTACTGGCACCTCTCCGTTGATAAGAGCATTTGATTGCTCAACCCTGATATATCTTGATACGATGGGATGATCACCCTGTACAACTATCTTCTGTGATGAAGCAACGTTGTCAAAATCAAAGTAAGTATTTTGATCTCCAATCACCCTTGCTACGTATCTATCTGACGTCGGATCAAGTGTTAAGCCTCTATATCTCTCTAGCACAACCATCTCTGTGTCATCATCAGTAAGTCTTCTAACTAGTAAATCAAACGTTCCGTAGATAGCAGACGTCCTTCCCTTAGATATGTTCTCTATTGATATCTTATAAAGATTATTAGAAACATCTCCATCAGATAGTGAAAAAACTCTAAACAAGTTATGTGCCTGACCTCCAAAGTCTTGTGAAGTTACCCACGAAGACCTTGGCGTTGTAAATCTATCCTCAAATGACTCAAAATCTGGAACTGTAGAAGACGCTGTAGCCCGGGCTGCAGAACCAGTAGTGAGTACTGCTATATCTTGGTAGGTTGTAAGATCCCATTCGCCACCCTGTTCTTTAAAAAGACCCGATCCTGTGACAGCTGCAAAAGCAGGGTGTAAGTCATAACTACCGTAAAGAAGATGACCCTTTTCTTCTACCTTATAGGGATCAGTGTTGAATATGTTTGGAAAGTAATTTCCTGCTAAAACGTCAAACGAAGCTGTTATAACATTGGGTGCATCTGACGTTGGTGTGTGGCCATTGAGAATCATTGCAAATTCCTTTCCTGCCATTGAAACAGAGCCGGTTATTGAACCTATCTGGCTTGCTCCGGCTACACCTGCAGCACTTGGATTACTACTACCGCTCACGGCTCCTGACAATGTCAATAGCACTCCAGAAGGAGCCATGACAACTCCTCGAAGTATCATGCTAGAAGTTACGCTGTTTTGAATTCCTGCGCTGCTAAATATTGTGCTACCGTTTGACTCCGACATTGCACATGCTAAGAAGTAAGTCCTTCCTAGAGGACCCAAATCAACTGCGTACGGGTTGATACCAACATTGCCATTAGACTGAACTTGCTTTGCACCAGCAACAAATCCAGCATTTGTTACAGCACCTGTAGTAGATCTCTTTTTTCCATTTCCTGCACCTAAAACTCTAACATAAGAAACAGACTGTGCATTTTTTAACCACTCATTCACAGCTAACGGTCCAAACTTCTCTCCATCAGTAGGTCCAAATCTTGTTGAAAATTCAGAAAAATTTGCAAACGTTAACGGAACAAAGGCCGGTCCTTCATTTGCAGTACCGATTATTCCCGCAGGGACACCAACCGGCATTGAGGGAGTTGGTCCGCTAAGATCAATCTCTCTTGTGAAAACGCCTGGTGATCTAATTATTAGCTCTGACATCTATACATCTCCAACTTTTTAATACATATTATGTTACTCAAAGCTTACACCTGAGTTTGTTATTATAAAATCCATTGCTACAAATTCAACAGCGCGCGTTGGAACAACAACGATTCTTCCATTTAGCCTATTTTCTGCAATATCAGTAGGTGTATTATTACTAGAATCCATGATTACTTTGAATTGATCAATTCCCTGCTGCTGTTGGATTACTGATAGAAGCGGTGTAATCTGTGCAACAAATCTTGCTCTCATCTCCGGCGTATTATTCTCAAATACAAACCTATTAGCTACATCAACAATTAACCGCTTCACCTCTAATAGCATTCTTCTAACGTTTACACGATCTAGTGCAGACTTTGCTTGCTGTAGCGTCTTTTGTCCGAATATTACAAATCCCGCAGTGGGAAAATTAGCTATAGGATTAATTCTAGACTCATAGAGCGTATCTCTGTCAGCAGCGGTTAATCTAGTAGCTGTGTTGACTACGAATCCTAGTGCTGCCCGGTTAAATCCTGCTGGAGCAAACCACGGATATGCCACTGCATCATTGTATCCTAGTGCTCCAATTGCTGCAATAGATGCAGGAACCCTGGCAGGACGATTATTAGTTTTATCCTCAATAGATACGTCTGGAAAATAAGATGCTACGTAATTATTGTCTATGGCTCTTCCTGCAAATTCTGTAGATGTTGACTCTACATCAGGAAGACCATCACTGTCATCATACATTCTATTAACATTTCCGTCAACGTCTCGAGAATATTCCGGAATATCCATAACATACATCGCCTTAGAATAGTCCCTAATGTTCTCAGATGCAAAATCTGTCACATAACTGTCTCTGATTCCCGGTATACCGAGAATGTTAATTCTCGACTTCATGGGATCTGTTATAATTCTTGCTGCTGCTCTATATGCAGCAACTTGATTATTTGCTTTAGATATTCCTGGACTATAGTCTGAACTTAGCCCATATCTAGAAGCAGTTCCTCCAGCAGCTTTCCCACCAGACTGTGAAGACGTAGATCTGTCATTCATCTTTGCCATATCCGGATCTAAAATGTTCAAACCATCAAATCCGCCATAAAACATATTAGTAAACTTGTTATAGTCAGAAAATTTATTAAAATACACTGACGATGTCAACGATACTAGTGATCCCAGCGTTATTCTATTCGTTAGGGTGCTATCACTAACAGTATAGTAAACGCTTTCTGGCGATCCATTTCTAATATATGCAGCCTCTAGCATATGCTCTTTTGCCGACCCGGTAAGATTTGCAACTACCGTATCGTCTAGAGCATTTGCTGCAGTTAAATCAGATATTCTATTATAGAGTGCAACATTAGATAAAGTGAACTTATTGTTATTAAATGCATCTGCACCTGATCCAGTTACTAGAGATCCAAGTTTCTGTATTCCTAGCATTTTTGAATAATTAGAAAGTAAAGTATTTGGTGTAGATGATGCATTAGAGTTTAAAACTGAATCACTTAGCGATGAAGTTACCGGCAGCCTTTCGAACTTAATTCCCCAGTAATATCTACCGTCCACAATTTCATCTGTTCCCACTTCTCCTGTGTATGCTGGCGATGTTGTTGCTTTTACTTTTCCCCTAGTAGTCTTAAATCTCATTGGAACTGGGGGCAAGATAGATCCGGATAGTGCATATGCATTTACAAATGTAGCAGGCGCCCCAGAGCCCGTCAGAACCCCGCTTAGACGTGGTAATGCACCAGAGTTTCCAACACCTGCAATAACTGTCGAAACATCATCAGTAAGTGTATCAGATGTCTTAATAACTGGCAATCCCTGGAATCCAAAAGGAATAGCATCCTTGGGAACATCGCCTCTTTCAATTGCTGAATTCATAACAATTCTAACCCTAGTAGAATTGTTTGCATATTTTCCTGTTACCTGTATTCTCCTTTCATCTTCTGAAGTAGCATCGAAACTAAATGCTTCTTTTATATCGCCTATCTTCCTAGCAACATAATCATCATCATTAGGATTAAGAGTGCAATTAGGATAAAACTCAAGAATATTCGATGCAGTATCATTATCATCAAAAGATCTTACTTCAACAGTAAAAGAACCGTAGGGATTTTTCGGGTCAGTAGATTTTCTCAAACTTGATATTGAAATTTTAAATTTATCATTCGCAACAGAACCGTCTGATATTGTTTCAAAATAAAACAGAGTATGCTCAGTATCACCATACGGCTGTGATATAAACCATGTAGTTCTTGGTGCTGCATATCTTGTATCAAACCTTCCAAACATATTCAAAAATGATAGTGCAGCTCCTGCACCTCCATCTGCTGCAGTATTCAATGATCCAGATACAAGCCCGACGCTGTAGTTTTCAGAAGAAACCTTTGCAACTTCTGCCTCTACTGGAAAGTCCCCGTAAAGAAGGTGCTGGGATGTCTGAAATAGGCTTGGGTTAGTATTAAGTGTCTTTCCTATATAGTGCAAACTACTGGGATTCAATGAAGCTGTAAGTATTCTAATTCCTGCCCACCCTTCATCATTTGCAAAGCCTGATCCAGCAGAAGAAGATATTACAAGCTTAAAACAGCCTTCCTCGTCTGTACCATCATAGCTTTTAACAGTTGCAATGTCTGTTGATGAACCAATTGGTGCAGAGTAATTTGAAGTATAGTCTAGTATCTCTGCTCTCGTTCCTGTCGGAAACATGAGCATGGCTCTAACCATGTACGCGTCTTGGTCTCCTGAAGTCCCAAATGAATCATTATCGGTAAATATAGGATACCCTGCGACCTCATAAAGTGTTGGTATCGAATGTCTTGCAGCAATAAACTGTACTGTTCCTTTCTGTCTATTGTCTGTAGGATATATCCAGTCATCATCTATTCCTGCTGGAACACCAGCTGCAGATCCATTTATCAAAAATCCAGCACTAGTTACAGTTCCCTGACTTCTTGTCGTCTCTATATCTGTCGTACTTTCATTTGCTCCAGCACCCAAGACCCTTATATAAGTAGCTGCAGTCCTGTTTTTAAGAAACTCATTCACTGCGTAGGGACCAAACATATTAGCATTGAGGGATCCAAACTTTCTTTCAAACTCTATAAAAGATCCGACTGTTACGGGTACAAATGCAGGGCCCATCTCTGCAGTCCCAATCACACCTATCGGGACACCAACGATTTCACTTGATGTTCTCGATAGATCAATCTCTCTCTCAAAAACCCCAGGAGATTTAAATACTTGCTCGGACATTAACAAACTCCTATCATATAGCTAAATATAAGTATCGATCAAAAGACCAAAAGTCCTAATCACTTTGTGTCTCTGTCTTTGTAACTACCATTCCCTTGGCAACAGTCTCTCCAGCACGCTGATTTCTAAGAAGCACTTTTGAAAACTTATATCGTTTATCATCCGTAAATGGATTCTCAATAACCTCAACAATGTCTGCGCTTGATTGGCCGCGTCTTAGATCTCCGCTATCGTAGTCAATATCTGATAATATAAACTGATTTGAATCTCTATCATCTCCCTTCTCACGTATAACAACTTGCGACGTAACATCAAAGTATCCAAAATCAAGAGTAGGTGCAGATAAATATGACCTAAAAGGTATTTCTAACCCAGCATGCTGTGGGGCAAGTATGTAACCAGGTATTACAATATTAAAGCTACACTTTATAACCCTTTCTTCACTCGAAAAATCCTGGAAATTATCCTGTGCACTGAATGGTGACTTAACGTATGCCATATATTCATAATCATTCTGGCTTGTTAGAAAAAATCCCTGGTCTTGTCCATCAAACTGTGCGACAAGTGACTCAATCATTTTATTCATCTCCATCATATACTGTGCCCAAAAAACAACTTCATAATTTAATGTTATAAAATTGGGATATGGAATTGTAATTATCTCAAAAACATTATTACCCAAATCCGGATTAAGCGTATCGCTCTTTACTGTTCCTGCTATGGCCAGGTTTCCATCATTCCGCCTAGACGCAACTGTTCCCGGCTTTGCAATATTTCCAGGAAATACATCATTTAATTCAAAGTTACCTCTTGATGAAACATTTTTTTGATGTTTTAGCTCGAGCTTGTTAATAATGTTTTGATATTTTCTATCAGTGACTGCTAGTCTTTTCTTAACGACATATACAGGCTGGTCACGAAATGCTATTGGTGTTCCATATCCTCCCTGTGAAGGATCATGATCTATAGACGTTCTTCTTATAGCTATGATTGGAAGAATTATAGCATTATTATTGTCTCTTATCGGCTGTATCCTTCTTGTAAGCGCAAATCTTTCACCTGTGGAAAAGACAACAGGAACCTTCCTTGTCTCATCATCAACAGCGAACTCAAAAGAAAGTCGCTTGTCAAATAGATCAAAAAGAGCTCTATCCATGTCTTCTATTCCAGCAGCAGGCATTGAGAAATTCTCTGGTACTGGAGAATTCTCCCCTTTAAAGTCTACTTTTTCCTTTGCCATTTAAATTCTCCTTCTAGCTTTCATCATAAAAAGAGGATCCTGCTGGTGACTTATTTGTATTTGACACATAGCCTGGTCCGCTTATAGGCTTTGTGAGCACGCCTTCTTTTTGAAGCTCTCTTACGTCCCCTGTAACACCTTCTTTGTTATATGCAAAACCTCTCTGTTGATAAAAATCATTTTGAACAGCATCTGGATCAGAATATTGTTCATCAGTTGGACCAAATATCTTTGCTTTAAACTGTCCCTTTCTTGCCTGCTTCCCTGTTATGGTCATGAATCCTTTATGTTCAATTTCACCGTATATCGTATTAGAATCTGGTGCTGTTATAATCTCAAAGAAAGTCTCACCATAGCTGAAGAAATCTCCCTCCAGCATCTCTATTCCTTTGTCTAAAAGATCTCTTTTCTGTACGTATGCCTCTATGCCATATGTTTCCTCAAATCCAAATGAGTTTGCCTTTATATCCTGTGGCTGGTATTTTACTAGACAATTTATCTCTATTGGATTCTCAAATATCTTCTCAGGCGCTTCTTCATACACATCGTGTACTTTGCTCTTTATCTCAGATATTGAAAAGTAATATATTTTTTGGCCAATGACATCTTTTACAATCTCTTTTGCTATGTCATTGATGAAGTTTATCTCTCTCTGCGTTATAAAAAGTCTAGCCATAATTTACCCCATAAATACTGACCAACCGTTGGGCATTGGAGAAAACTTCAGCTGTTTTTGCATATTCTCTGCTCTTAAAGCAGATATCTCTATAAGCTTATCATATGTCATTGTTTCAAGCATAGTCTTAAGCTCTTCAATAAGCTTTGTCTTATCTTCTCTTCCGCTTGTAACGAGACTATTACCGTCTAGCTGCAAATCCGATCCCGGGATTGGTATATTACTGAACTTTGACCTTACTAGACCTAACTGCTCTCTGCTCAGAGCTAATGTATACTGTCTTATCCACTGCTTTCCTATTGAATTGATCTTATCGTACTGTAGAACACCAAATGGAATATTTGACAAATTTGAGACACCGTAAAGCGTATCATCCTGATACGATGGATTCAGAGGATCACTATACATTCTCACTCTTAGCCATAACTTTCTACCATCAGCTTGCATAGTAGGCTGTGGAAATATTCTTATATTAGTTCCTATTACCTTATACGAATAATTTGATCTTCTGACCCTGTTTGACAAATCAAGCTGACCGGCCCGAAGTATATCCTCAAATACAGGTAAAACATAAAATATAGTCTCAGGAGTAAAAGATTCAAAACTAAACTCAT